AATTGACTTTAGCAACGCATCACGTTCTGCTTGATATTCCGCCGACCTTGCCGACTCCGCCGACCTTGCCGACTCCGCCGCCGACTCCGCCGCCGACCATGCTGACGACCTTGCTGACGACCTTGCTGCCGACCATGCTGCCGACCTTGCCGACCTTGCCGACTCCGCCGCCGACTCCGCCGCCGACTCCGCCTTCTCATGATAAGCAATCGCTAGAGCAATGGCTTGGCGCACTTCTTCAGCATACGGTTCGATATTTGACGCAAGACGTTTCAGATTACGTTGCATGCGAGCGATGGAGATGGTGTGCTTTACAGGTTCCAGATCAACGCCGACGGGGACGGCTGCTAGAATATCCGTACCAAACTGCGCAGCTTCCGATTTCGGCAAGCCTTCGAAAATTGAATCACACAGATGCGCCAGCCATTCTGGCCAACCGAGCTCGATTGGAAATTGCGAATGCTTGTAATCGTCTAGCGTACATCCAACGAAGCATCCATAACCGTATTCAAAGCCGGTCCCTTGGATTACCTCATCTGCCGCTCGATGGGCTTCGAAACGAGCTTGATACTTTGCCTTAATGGCAGGATCGTTGTGGTAGGACAGTAAAACTTTCATCATGAGCTCCTAGTTAGAAATACGATAAATGACATCGTTTTGGAACGGGTAGTCTTTCGACTCGCCTTTAGAACCGCGCTTCCACTTGCCGCCACGGCCAGCAGGAGATCCGGCTTTGCGCCAGTCACCAAAGACGCCAAACACTTCCAACTTGCCAGCTTGTTGAGCAGCGCGTAGCGCGTCTTGTTCGGCAGCAGACAATGCGAAGAAATTGGTGTAAGTTTTCATGCTTGGCTCTCCTTAATTAGTAACGCCATTGTATAGCAGAAGCTATACAAACGCAAGGACTACTCTTTGGACGGCTGCTCAACTGTATGGACTTTCTTACACGCGGTGGATTACTGCTTTGATTGCTTGCGAACTTTGTTTGCAACTTTGCGAGCCATTTCGACGGAAACGCCTTTACCTACCATGAAACTGAACGCGGTATGATGGAGCAAGCGAACTGGATAGTTTGGGTTTTCCGTAAGAACTTGAACCAGATGGTCGGTAACCGCTTGTTCGATTTGCTTTTGGTTTGCCATTTGTTTGCTCCTAGTTAGTTGTGCTTCTATGACTTCATTCTACACAAGTTGTTCAGGAATGCAAGAAGGTTCTTCAGACGACCACTGACGTTCATAACCTGTAGGTGCGCCGCTCGCATTGGCTGGCGTAAAGGCAATGTCTTGCAAGATGCCTTCAGCGATAGCGACGTATCTCGCATAGTCGATGTTATTTGGAAACATAGTTGGCAGCTCCATGCAGGGTATAGCGCCTTCACTACCCGGCACTTTATTACCGTTGCGAGCGTACACAATTTCGCCAATGCTTCCGATGCCGTAGTACCAGCGGGCCACGCGCCCTAGATGCTGTCTGCCACACACGCCCCCACCGTCAACTTCCTTAACGATTACGAATTTACACAAATCCTGACATAACTCAATCGTGTCGCGTAATGGCGTGCCATGTAAGATGTGTTGTTCTACAGCCTCAATACAGATCGTATGCTGAGGAGACTTTTTCAATTGCTCGATAATATTGCCATCGGCCCATGGATTGCCATATGCGCCTTTCTTCTTTGTCTTACCATCAGGCTTGACAGCAATATAATTATTCACATCACGGCTGTATAACGCAGCGTAATCTGCGAACTCAAGCTCCATGAATGTGTCTTTTTCCCACTGCTTGCAAATAGCGTGATAAGTTTCCTCAAGCTCCTTTGGAAAGAACGCCACCACGCCATCGGTATTGGCAGATAACACTCGAATTCCTGCCAACTCCAGACGCTCAATTAACATCAATAAGGATAGTTGGCCGGTAAGCGTAACTTGAATAATCATGTTTGGCGCGTACACAATTGACCATTTGCTGCCGAGTTTGCCGTAGGTGCCATTCAGCGCAATTTTTAGCGTCTGGTCGCCTACCTTACAGACAGCCATTTCATCATTAAGCGCCAGCACTTTAACATCTTCGCCAGTTAGATCCTTTAAGATCTTGGCGATTTCTTTAGCTCTAGCCTTGGAGTCCAATCGTTCGGAACGGATGCCGTCATATACTTCTAGAAAGGCTTCACCAAGTTGCGGCGGACACAGCTTCATGTTCAGAATTAGGCTCGGATACATGGACGCCACATCGGCATCGCGCATAATCCAGCCTTCCGGCACAACATAGCTGACGCTGGCTTCGCTACTATGCAGGCCGCCAATGCCCATTCGATACACGCCAGCGCCAATGACAATATTCTTGCCAGATAGAGCGGACGGGAGACCAATCGAGCCGGACTCGCCGACAACAAATTCCAACGCTTTTACAGTGGCATAGATATCCTGCAGAACTGGCGTTTCGAACTTAAAGTATCCTGGGCTTTCGTAGCGGTAGGTAGTGCCGGGTGGGATTTCCGGCGGTTCGATGCGATATCCAAGTAGAGCTTCCAAGCGCACGCGCAGTATGTCCTCGGCCACTTGCGCATCGCTACGACTACGAACGTCCTTGCCGATCTGCTGACTAATGCTTACGCGAAGTTTTAGAGGCTCTTCCAAGCCTTCGAACAGTTCCTTAGTAACCCGAGTATCATTGGCGACGCAATACATACGCGTAGAGGCGATTTGCGGCCATGTGAGCGTGCTGTCCCAGTGAAATGGCAGATCCTGCATTTTGCGCGTGTGTATGCGAGATCCGTATTTCTTAAGCGAGCCTGTTAGCGGGCATACTTCTTTAATGTCAACATGATCCCATTTACTGCAATCACCCGCCCGGTACTGCCTATAGAGGAAGTGAGGTTTGACTCCAACATTAATGATATCGCTGGAGCATTTCTTTAACATGGCGCAGCCCATACCCGTGAGCGCCAAGTTAATCATTGGAATGTCGTAACCCCGCCCGTTGAACGTAACGTTCTGCAGATTCTCCATCATCCACCGCAATTGCGGCAATGGCAAGTTCTTAGGTAGCTCCGGAATGTCGCTAGACATTTCCATCCAATACACCTTATCGGTAAGCGTACTGCGCCAGCCGATAAGGAAATAATTCGTGTAACATTCAATATCGCAGATGAATGGATCAGTCTTAGCTGCCGCAATCAGTTCTGTGATATTCATTACATCCGGCCGCCAATTCTGTACGGCTTCGTAATCAGGTAGGTAATTTGGATCTAGCCAGAAAGGCTCAGGAGCTTCACGTTTGATAGCCTGCTTTGGACGATACTCCGGTTCTTCCCAAAACAATCCAAGCGATAGGTTCTTTGCCATTTGATACACCATTTCGTAGGAATTAACCCAATTGACCTTCCAGTATAGCCCGAAGCTATACAATTACTATATTAAATCATCCTCGCATCCCCATAATTGCCCCGCGCAGTTGATCCCCATAGAAGAGGCACGGCTTAGGGTAAGTTGAAAAATCGATCTTGTCGGCTACGCCACGCAGCATGTCCAAAATGGCCCATTGGAACACCCCACCCGGCTCCTGCCCCTCGACGCTGTAGACGGCCCCTGTTGCATCGCCATCGGCGGTAGTGCCCAATGCCCCGGCCAGCAAATGCACGCGCTGCAAAGCGTCTACAAACGGCTTTACCGCATCCAGGGCTTCAAAGAATCCTTCCTGAAAAGGAATTGCATTGGCTTGACGCCCTAGTACCATAGCCATGTCCGGCCATTCAGAGCTAAGCGTGGCGGTGCGTATCCATGACTCGTCTTCATAGTGAAAGCTAATTGCCTTTGGCGTTGCCATAGCAAAGACGGGCGGGGTGCCCACACGAATGATTTCCTTCACGGCGGCCAGCGGTACATTGACAGTAAATGGCATTGGCTGGCCTAACCAATATTCCACAGCGGCCCCGTTATTGGTAGCATACGCGCTCTGCTGCTTTAGAAGAATGCCGTTAGACCATGGACGGGAGCTATCGTTACCCACGAACTTGACAAGCGTCTTGAACGCCTTGACCAACGAGTCACCATTAATCTGCACACGTAAGCCTTCTGGTACGGGTATTGGCAGATCTTCTGGATGGCAGGCCACCATGGCTTTGAACTTTCCGCTGGCAACTTTGAGTTTTCCGCTAGACATAAGCGTTAGACTAGCGGCGTCTTCACACTTGACAATGGCCTGAATAAGCTGTTTGGCGTTAGGCTGGCACTCCATATCCAAAGCGATAGGTACGCTTATCGCTAATACGCCATTGTGGCCGGTAACACGCCCCGCCCGGATTTGGAAATGTTCAAGTGCGTTTTCATCGCCTAATTTGCCGACACTGCCCTGCACGAATTTGAGTGCTTTAAGCATTAAGCGCCCTTAATCAAAATTCACCATTCAAAATAAAGAAGATTAGGTCGAACGACCAATCCGGATACATGCCGTCGTCACCATGTTCACATCCAGTAAGCATTTCTTCGCTTGTGATTGGTTCCAGAACGTCGTTGAATTGATTCACAGTTGCCATACCAAACTCGCCTTCGAGCTCTTCATCACTGGCGTGCAATTCGCTCATATCTAGGCCGTTATGCTGGCACAGAACATTAGCGAAGCGTTCAATGTGTTCATATTTCGTTGCCATGATGGTCTCCAAATGTATACAAGCCTGCTAATTATAGCAGGCTTGTATAGCTGGCACAATATGCTTTTAGCTGTCGCTGTGAACATATGCCAGTTCAGCGCGAGCCAGCCATGCTTGCCAACGAGTGTTTACCGACGACATCCAGTAGCCGCCGCGAACGCCTCGGTGAAACGTTAGTTCAAGAGGCGAATATCTCTTAATGTGCCATTCTTCGAAGGCTAGACGTTCGGCATGTATCTGCTTTTCGGTAAGCATCTGAATACTCATCCTCTACGATCCCCTCGATCACCAATCGTAAGAAACTGGTCGAATCGCCCAAGCAATTCAGTCAGCGCTTCGGCATGTTCCGGATTAACTGCTTCCAGAATCTTATTTGCCGCATCCACGGCATTTTGAGCGATGTCGATAAATTCCTTGTTGCTGTGGCTCCGATATTTCGTAATAGTACTCATCGATCCTCCTAGGCGTGGTAAGGCCCGGCGCTCTTACAGGCCGGGCGGGGTTAGGCGCGCAATTCGGCGATCTTAGCGCGGAAGTCTTGTCCAGACACGTTGCGGAAATTGCCGCCATAAGCCGTTACAATCCATGCGCGCAGGCTTTCTATCTCAGCATCGGTAAGGGCCAGCACCAGCACGCCTCCGACAGTGTTGAATACTTTGCGCAGCTTGGCGACAGTGGACTTGTTTGAAATGACGTTCATTTTGTTCTCCTAGTTACTATGTAGCGACTTGCTACACGGATCATCATACGCCGATTCTAAAAGATGGCAAGATTTATCTAAAAGGAGGGCCGATATTTCTACCGGCCCTTGAACACTAACTCTAGGAGACATCACGAACGCTGGCGCGTAGCACCAACAGGTCGGAACCTCGCTAAAACAGCCCACCTCCTTGAGAAAAGCCGCCTTTCGAAAGTGCGAGGTTCCGCCTCTTGGTACTAACCTACAAGACAGGACACGCTCCAACAGCCTTCCGCCCTTTTGCGGTGCCCTTTGGCGGTAGTGGTTGATAAGGCCACCACACCTTTCGCACGGGTTATCAATCCGCGCTGTGCATACCCTGTCTTGCAGGTAGCGCTTTTACAGAAGCATTACCGGAGGGTTTGCCATTCCCACAAAGGCCGCATTTGGTAGACCAATAGCGGTAAATAGTTGCCCGAACCTCCGTTTAAATCCTCACCCATCTCCGAGGAACTGCGAGGCTACCTTACTACCGTGTGAGGCAATTAGGCCGCACGGAGACAGACTTTATCGCTGGTTAGGCGCATGTTCCGATACTTACGTCAGGCACTGCTCGTACATTCAGTTAACGAACTATTCACAGGATAGTGAGGACAACACAGCTCGCTAACTGAATGGGCCTGCTCAGGCAGGCCCGATACTGCGTTACTTCTTAGCCTTCGACGCGGCCGAACACACCGTTGAAGCGGCGGAAGCGACCGTAAACGCGAGTTGCCATCTTGGTCTCGATGCCTTCCTTGGCAGCGGCTTCAATTACGGCAGCGCGGGTTGGCATGTTGGCGATCCCGCCGAGACCTTCGATGATGGCCCATACCTTACCGCCCTTGGAATCGGCGCCCGGCTTGCGATAACCGCCCTTGAACGACGGGCCACCAGCTTCTTCCAGCGCCTTGAGGCGAGCCGTAGCATCTTCAACATCCTTGCGAGCCTGTTCGAGTTGCTTGGTATAGCGCTCATCGGCCTTGGCTTGCTTGCCGGACACTTTTTCTGCTCGCTTGGCAATGCGCTCGGCAGCCTTGGCTTCCTTCTCGGCAGCGTCGGCCATGTCTTTCTTGGCCTTTTCGGCATCTTTCTTGGCCTTGGCTTCGGCAGCGGCCTTCTGCTTGGCGTCCTTGTCGGCAGCAGCCTTTTCGTCCTTGGCTTTCTTGTCAGCAGCGGCCTTGTCAGCCTTTTCCTGCTTGGCTTTGGCGGCTGCGTCAGCGGCTTCCTTGGCCTTGGCTTCCTTGGCGGCCTTGGCTTCAGCCGCCATACGACCAGCCTTCTGTTCCGGGGTTTCTTCCTCGTGGCCGACATCGGCGTGCTTCTGCGTCATTGCTGCATCCTTTTCGGGTTTGGTGGGTTGACCAGCGGCGCTTGCTGCTGTATTGGCATTATGCACGCCACCCGAAGGTGCCGCAAGAGCTTTTTGCTTTTTCAGCTTGCGAACGTCGTCGATGTTATAACCCCAATGCCCGTGCATGTCTGCAACGAGCATGTCATTGTGGCCTTCGCCAACCTCGGCATTCAGCGCAGCAAGCGCTTCGCCTTGGGAACCTACGAACTTGATGTTGCTCATGGTATTCACCTCAGTTGTGGCGGAGGCGGGCTCGACCTCCTTCGTAAAGCCCCACTTCCCAGCTTCGTTCTTGACAGGCTTTTCGCTGCCACGACCTTCGCCACGGAGTGCATTTACTGCTGCAAGATAGCTTGCAAATTCGACGAACATGGTGTTGCTCCTAGTAAGTTAGTGTTTGTAGCGTTTTGGTTTTTGTATTGCAGTTGCTACAGTGCTCACTATAGCTGACGCCACTAGCCTTCACAAGGAAGGCTAGGAAATTATTCACTACTTTCTTTTAATCGAATTTCAAAATTTGATAGCTAATCGCTATCATCCATGAACGCCAACAAACGATCCTTACTAGTAAGCGCCGTTACGTGCGCAGGAGCTTGCTCATACCCGCCCGGCGCAACAAGTTCCGTGCCAAAATTTGAGCCTGTAAAATCGTACTCAGCTATGTCCGGATGACCTTCGCCAATCATTACCTTAATGTGTGATGGTACGCGAAGTTCTTCTGTACGACTCAAAAAGCCTTCAGCATTTCCGGGCGGGGTGCCTGTTGACGTGCGGCCAGTCCACCAATTACGTGCCTTAATGCCCGCTCCGCCTTCGTGCGCTGGGCACACATATTCACTAAACATACGATGACCACATGAATACGTCACCTTGATAGATACCGGTTTACCCTTTTTATCGTGCGGACCATAGCTGATGGCATCTATCTTATAGGTATATTCCTTTGGTGTCTTGCGCTCGCGCTTGATTAGCTCTTCACCGCCCGCGCGCTCCTGTATCTTAACCATAACAGGGAATTCGCACCCACACATTGAACAGCGTCTTGCGCTGGCGTGGTTAAACGCGCCGCACTCACCACAGACGCGCACAGGTATTTCGCCAGCGGGGCCGTCCTTGTTACGTTTGCGTGGTATGAGGGGATCATTGATTGGCCCGAGGCGCAGGACATTGCGTGCAAAGTCCAATACCATGCAATTGATTTTTATATACGGAAAGGCGGCCAGCCATCCTGCATATGGACGCGTTCCACGACCAAGCATTTGTACCCAGAGCAGGCTGGACATAGTGGCGCGCAGCATAATGATCAGGTCGATTGGCGGGTGATCGAAACCTGTAGTGAGCACGCCTTGTGAAACAATGCAACGATATTTACCAGCTTTGAAGTCTTCGATAGCCTTGTCACGCGCAGAATCCCCGCCCGGCATGCCGCTATAGACAATCGTAGTAGGAATGCCGAATTCCTCGTTCAGCATTCTGGCGATGTTTTGGCAATGCTTAACACTGCTACCAAAGGCCATCCAACTATAACGATAGTCGTCCGGATTGTTACCACGCGCAACCGATTCGGTAAGCGCCCCGCGTGTAATCGATTCCACATCTGACGCAGCGGCTAGTTCATCGGCCTTGTATTCCCCCGCCCGTATTCGTACGCCGGACAGATCGATAATTGTATCCGTATCAGGAGCAATCAGTAAAGATAGATAACCCTCGTCCACAAAGCGGTTAAACGACTCCATGGAAATAGCATTATAACAGCAGTCCGTAAAGACGCCGCCTTCCCAGATATAGCCAAGGCCCGAACGCCATGGCGTTGCCGATAATCCTATTACTTTCAGCTTTGGATTAATTTCCATCAGCGCGGCAATGAATTTCATATACCGCGAACCTTCTTTGTCGTCAACAAGATGGCATTCGTCAACGATAAGCAAATCTACATGGCCGAACTCTCTAGCCATGTTCATAACGCTGTCAATACCAGCAAAAATTACATTTTGTTTGGTATCTCGCCGCCCGATAGATGAACTATTTATACCAATGCGCAAATCGGGACATAATTCGCGCAGCTTTCCAGCGTTCTGAACAACAAGTTCTTTCTTGTGGGTAGCAACCACGATCTTTTGTGAGCGCAGGTAAGCTTTGATAACAGACGCAATGAACTTGGCAATAACCACAGACTTGCCGGTGCCTGTTGGCAAAGCGACGACAGGGTTTCCCCTGCCGCCGTTAATGAAGTAGCTCCAAATTGCTTGGACACTCTCCGTTTGATACCAGCGATCTTGCATGACTAAATGGCCGGATTTTGTTGGTATTGAGGGCAACCATTGTACTGCACATCCATAGGAATGGCAATACAACTACCGCTGACATTACACGACCATTCACCCCCGCCCGCCTTTGTTGGAACTGCATTAATGCATGTGCGGCAATTACGGGCGGGAGGTGACAACTTATGACACACCTTGTTATGGTCGCAGAACTTGCACTTGAAGAAACCCGGACTGCTGCCGATACCTTTGGGTGGGGTGGGCATAAACACCAGCAACTCAGCGCGCTCCTGAAACTGCTTATAGCAAGCCTCATCGAACGGTACGATTTCCATATGCAGTTCGTCAGTCTCCTTACACACCATATCATAAAGTGCGTATTTAAGACCGAATCCACCCATGTATTGCTGCATCTGGACATAATGCTTGAAGTTGGCGTCTTTCACGCCGCGTTCACTCATCTCGTTAAAGTCCTTAGTGTTGCTTGTCTTAAACTCTAGCAAGCATGGCACGCCAGCGGGCAGGTCGGGCACACCTACCGCTACACCGTCGCCACTGCCGCCGTAGTGGCCTGCCGCGCCGCTGATGCGGTACTGCTTACCATTAGCATCGGTTTGATACACCTTGATCCCTGTAGCCAGAAGCAAGGCCGTACAACGACCCTCTTCCAGGTGCCCACGATTGAACAAACGTATGAGCCGGGCGGGGTACTTCTTCTGCGTAGCCCAATGAAAGCTAAGCCACACCTTGCGCGGACACTCATCGCCAATGCCAGACGCCCCCATATGACCACGGAAAGGCTTCTCGTCATCGCGATAGGCGTCCGGCAGAGCGGGCATCGTGTGCCTCATCCAGGCCCGCCAAGTATTACCTCCATCATGCTCTATCATGGCGTTAATCGCGGCGATTGTCTTATCTGCACGATACCAAACCGCCATTATTCGAAATTCTCCACAGACACTACACCAACCCGCGCCGAGAACAACGAGCGGGGCACGATAGAATCATGACACTCATGCATCTTTGGAAAATTTCCAGTTTCCGGCTGAAAAATTTGACGGATGCAGTATGGAATAGCGCGCTCAAACGTAATGAACTTCGTGGCATTCAGAAATTCGTCTCGATGAGCATCTTCACCCGCAACACCTTTATTCTTAGGTGCGCGCTGCATATGTTCGAAAAACTTCGTCTGCATGGCGTAAGTCAGGAATTGATCGTAGGTCTGTTGGGACATGGCAACTCTCTTAGTGATAATGCTTGTAGACGACTTCGCAGATAATCATTATGGCTGCGATGTCCATAGTGATAAACCACTTAAGATAGGACCGAAATCGCTTTTCAAGTTCAGCGACTTTATGTTCAAGACGCATATTATCACGCGTCAGTAACGCGGTCTGTCTAGAAAGCGTTTCGTATACTTGCTTGGCGGTTAGAGGATCAGACATTTCTCTTAAGAAACTCCAAGTAGTGTCGACATTACGCTCACCACCAGAACGTTCGCTATGAATGTGCATAAGTCACCGTTGAAAAGAAAGGCGACTGAAGCCGCCTTTCCAGTTAACACGCGCGTAGACGCAGATTACTGCGCCCAAGGAACGCCGCCAGCAACCGCAGTTTCTGCGACGGGCGGGGCGTAAGCAGCCTGAGTTGCGGCGGGCGCTGCGATGATTGGTTGGAATATCGCTTGGCCGGACAGATCGAAACCGACATGCTGGTAGCCTGCCGGGGCGACAATCGCAGGAGTCGCTGCCGGAGCGTAAACCGGGGCAGGCGCTTGCGCAGGGGACTGTGCATAGGTAGGCGCGGCGGCTACAGCAGCGGGCGCAGGGGCATAGGCTGGTGCGGCAGCGGGCGCAGGGGCAAAGGCCGCCGCTGCGGGCGTAGCTTGGGCGGGCGCGCCAGTAACGCCGGACGGCACATAGGAGATATGCTGGAACGACTTGATTTCGTTCTTCGGCTCATACTTTCCAGTATCGTCCAGCTTGACGATCACGCGTCCCTTGAACGGAATGCCATGAAGCTGCTGCGTATCCTGGATGTCCAACACGCCGACTGAATGCGCCAGTGCTGACAGTTCGCCCATAGCAATTTCGACGGCCTTGGGGCTGCTGTTCTGGATGTTGAAGCCGTGAAAGATCTTGCGGCCGACGTATTGCTGACCCGCCGGATGCATCAGAACTTCGATCGTAATATTCAGGCGGCGGCCGGTATTGTCCTTGGTTGCATCGACGCTGGATTCAACCACACGCAGATCACACCAGCCAGAGGGGACAGGTTCGCCAGTGCCAGTCGACGGAGCAACGTTCGTAAGGTTGAGATTAAGAAAACTCATGTGTCTTTTCCTTCTGTTAGTGATTGGGTTGGCTTCTACTTCATTTACTACGAATGCTCATTGTATAGCACTGTTATGCACTAGGCAAGAGCGTACTGCTGAATCTTACCGATGATATTGCCTAGATGAGGTGCCTCTAGCGGATCCAGACAACCTGAACGATCTTTGGCGTAGTGCTGGAAATCGATCTTGGTTTTCAGCACGCGATATTCCTTGCCGTCAGTATGGCGGTGCAGAATATACGCGAACGTTTCGTCCATGAAGTATGGCGCCGCATCGCTGAGCTTGGCGGTTGGCATTAGGATATTGCTGCGCTCCTGGCCGGTAATTGGATCCTTCACCAGTGCCAATTGACCTATCAACAGCACATGCTTACCGGGCAAATCGCGGAACCATCGAAACATATTGCCGACGGTTTCAACAACATCCGGATAGAGCTGACGCCCATCTTTTATGGTGGCTCGCGCACTGCTCATATACACAGCGGCGATTTCTGACATACTGTCCATTACGACGCTGTCATACTTGTCACCATTAAGCAGAAGCCATTGCTGAACCTTTTCCAGGTCGTTCGCATCGTTGATCTTTGCGATCGGCATGTCATAGGCAATGTCCGCCCGCCCAGCCCCGAACGTCTTAGTAATGTTCGGAAGAGATAGGGATAAGTTGCCCTTTTCGGCGCTGATGATGATCGGACGGGGTAGGGTAGCGGCCAGCATTGTCTTACCAATACCTGAGCCGCCATAGACTGTCATCTTTACGCCAGAAACGGCGCTGTCTTTGGATGACGTAGTGAATTCAATAGCCATTCGGGAGAGTCCTTAATGTGGTTGGCGAACAGCTATTATACACCCCAAAGGTATATGAAGCACAGCGCCATATGCGTTACAGTCAAGCCACCCAGGATTACTCCCAGCGCGAGTCAGAGTAAGTCACGGTAGTTTCGCGGCGCGTGACGGTATCGTAAATTGGTGAAATGCAGATAGCCGTTCCGGTTGGTACACTGCTCGCCCCCCGTACCGCCAACATTCTGATATAGCGCGCATCCAGTTTGGATAGTTTCCTGGCGGATAGCGCCAGTCAGCCGGTATACACAAGCTTTGACGCTAAACATTTCTGTCGGCTCGGAATGGTATGTAGCCAGCATGTATAGGATATAGCCGCTTACGCTTAGGGTAACAGCCGTAAGCATGTAAGGAACACAAGAAACCGCAATCCTTATCCATTGATTCATGACATATCATCCTCATCACGGAATCCAGCAAAGAGAGGGTGGCGAGGCACGTCCTTCTGGCCGTGTGGCTTGTGCTTAAAGCGTACTATCTTGCCTTCATACATGAGCCGATCATGCCAGAATTCTGCGAGTTCTACTAAAGTGACAGAACCGGCCGAAACGTTAAATGTCTGGTCGGGCCACTTTTCGCTACGAACAATGAACGCCCCTAACATTCCAGTGGCAACTTGTCCGGCCTTGTGGCTGGTGCGATGAGCATAGCCCCGTTCGTCGGTTCCGAGCTCGTTTTGATTGCTCATGCGCTCTTCGAAACCGACAACGATAGCTTCATCGTATTCCCAATCAACAAATTTCAGAAGGTAGCCTTCGCGGGCGGTGGATCGACCAAACTTGTATGGTGCGACAGGGCTACGAACAATAGTGCCTTCAAAGCCAGCATTGGTGAATTCCGCGTGCTTGGCTTCCATAGATTCCCAGTTATGCACAGAATGCTGCATTAGCACTTTGATATGAGCGGCGTTCTTCTGCTCATCAGTCATTGTGTTGAGCATATCGTAGCGATGGGCATATCCGGCATCGTATGACCAACAGTCGAACACTACGAACGTAAAGTCTGGTGTACCATCCACCGACATAACTCCACTGGTCGTAGCCTGCATAGCATTGGGCGCATTGAGCGGGCCTACGATAAGTTCGCCATCCAGACCATTAAACTCCACCCGCCCGAGAACGCTCTGCACATACTTGTTCTTGATAGGCTTTAGGCTACGTGAGAGTGCCACGCCATCCTTTATGATGCAGCGTATGCCGTCGAGCTTTGGGCTGGCGTACATAGGGAAACGCGCGTGCGCCCGCTCGATCGGCTTCGCAAGCATAGGTTGGAATTTTTCGCTCATTTAACTTCCTTTCCAAACGCCTGCCAGATACAGAAAAGCATCAAGCAAAACACAAAGAACGCGCCCACAGGATGACCGTGATTTTCCAGCGTTACAGCACACACAATCATGGCAAGCATGGCGGCAAGAAACAGCGCGCACAGACTTACCAGTAAGATGCGCTGGCTGCCAGCCGGAAGAGTGACAAACCAATCTTCGATATGTCGCTTCATGACAACCGCCCAGCTTCAAACTCATCAACAAGAAACTGCACCTGTGCCTCTGTGATCTTGAATTCCTTGGCAGCGGCTTTGAGGTCATCGTACGCCTTCACCACGCAATTCAGTTTCTTAACATCGTCCCAACCTCGATAAGGATCGGATTTAGGTTCGTCAGGCACGCGCTGAATGATCGGGTCGCAGTCCCAATCAGGCGGTATCGGCCCATTACGATGGGCGCGAATGTGCGGCTTGCCGTCGATCATGACAGCGTCAACAGTATAGTCTCCGACTAAGCGCATTATCGACACTCCTTCAACATTAGCAGAATTTCTCTGCACGGCTCGGCAAGCTCCATCGGCAAGTTTATTGAACCGCCAGCAATAGCCAGAATACCAATCATCGTGTTTACATCAGCTCGCGTATTCAGGCGGATTACAACAGGTCGAAATGCATCATCAACTGTTTCTACAGTGATGCTGGTCGATTCTGATTGGCTCATATCGGATCCTTCTTTTGCTTGGCAGGCACGATTTCCATGCTAGGAGAACTTGGCGTAATCGTAAGGCACTGATCGAAGAATTTGCGCTGCTCATCGCTAAGTGCCCGATAAGCCTTCATGGACAGTTTCGGTTCCCACGTAACCACTTCATCCACTTTGATTTCATGATCCTGGATAAACGATTGCATGCTGGCTTTGTACGTGGCAACGTCGATCTTGCGAGACAGGCCGGTAGCCATTTTGAGGCGTGCGCCATCTGGCAAATCCTTGTAGTGCGTGGCTTCGTCCTCGGCATCTGGGAACATGGCCTTGGCAATCTTCTTGCGCAGCGCCATTTCCTCGTCTTTAATGGCGCTCAAATGCATTTGAAGCTGATACCAGCGCACCATGTCGCCGTTCGTGTACGGATCGTATGGCACTGGAAGCACAGGGCCGCCAGCCATTACAGGAGGAGTGTCTACAGCAGTTTCGTAAGCTGCAATGCCAGGACTTATTACCACACCTGGAATGTTCTGTTGCGTCATCGCGTATCTCTCTTTTAATTGGCATACACAGCTACTATTGTATAGTAGCTGTGTATGTGTCGCAAGCGCTTATTTGCGGCGGTTATTAAGGGCAACGCGAGCTCCGCCCATGGTAAAGAACAAATCGACAAGCGTAACTGTCAGTTCTTGTCCATTGCCTGTTCGAACTTGAGCCGACTCTTCAAACGCCTTGACACTTAGTACCTCCACGGCTTCAATGCTGGCGTTTTTAAAGTCTACCCAATATGCCTTCTGTACTCCATCGCATATGCTCATGCCTTATTGCGCTCCGCTTCGATAGCGGCCAGCGTGTCGCCGTAGGCCGGATCGGTAGACTTGATGAACGCTCCGTTATACATGACGCCTTTGCGGTCCTTGATTTCGTTATATGCGGCGTCATAGGCGACCGTCATGTTAAAGCCCTCCAACGCGCATTCGTCTTCAATAGCTTCACGACATACTGCCAGTTGAGGCAACACTTCAAAGGCAGGTCGACCTTTTAGGATAAGGTCGGCCAACAAACCAAGTTCGGCAATAGCATGAGCATGTTTGCGTGACGGCACAAGATCTTCAATACGAGCGTCATACATGGCCGCCAACAGTGTCAGCACGACCATTGAATCACCGAACGAATCTTGTTCTTCAGCTCTGTCTTTGGCGATGTAAAGCTCACCATATTCAGATACAAGCTTGAGCATCTGATCCTTGGGCGTTGCGCCCTTAATCAGATTACGTGCGTTCGCCCATTCACGCACCATAGCGTATGTAGACATAATGAATCTCCTTTGGTCGGTTGGATTATTCGTGCATCAGCACGAGGTTGGTAATAATAACGCGATCATTTTGGAAAATGCTTTCGTCGATCGCACCTTCTACTGCGCCAGTTGCGGCGGTCAGCGCTAATCTATATTGAGCAGCGATGCCATCGCGAATGCTGTTCAGTTCAGCCATAGTGCGTAGAGGCTCAGTGCGGCCTTCTATCATCATATTGCCCGGCAATTGCTGACCGTCTAGAGCATTGCAGATGAACGATACGAAGTAATTCCATTGACGGGAAGATCCGGCATCAACAAGATCGTTGATTGTTTCCATTACACTCCCAATTCTTGTAGAGTTAATTCTACGATGCTCGCGCCGCACACCAGCATAAACACCACGCACGCTACGATTACCATGTGACCGTAATCATGTGCGTCTTTTTCACATTGCTTGACATAATCTGTCATTATGGCTCCTTGTTGGTATAGCAATCACTATACACTGTGCGGATTGCGCACACAAGATAAGTCCAAAAGAAAACACCATGAAAATTCTTCATGGTGTTTATCTATGGTACACGCTGGCGCTACGGCGCAGCCGCCATACTGCGAGCCAAATACAATACCATGCGGTGATCCTTTACATCACGAACAATGTTGATACTTGTCGGATCATCATTGTTCGTGCGTAGGAATGGCGTGCCAGATTGGTCGAACTGTAATACGTTCATGCCGAAATGACAGAAGTCGTTCCCTCCAGGCACATGGCACACGATGTCGGTATCGTTTACAACACGATGGAATTTATCACCTAAATGACGTTCAGCCAGTGTAGCGAACGCCTTGCCGCCCGGCTTGGGCATGCCGTAGGTGTACACGCTGGCAATGGCCTCTGGCGGAAGCGTAAGGCCGTACAGCACGCATTCTGCAGCACCTTTGCTATGCCCACCAAGAGCAACCCGACCGCCCGCCTGTATATGCGGCAAAACAACGTTGTCAAGCAGTTCCTTAACGAGCATCATGTCGTTTAAGAAACCGTCATGCACTTCGACAGCCTCATACTCAGGCCGTGGTTGCCACTTGGTAAGTGTAGCATCCAGGTCATGAAGCCAGTCCGATAAATTTGCTTGCGTGCCTCGACTTACAACATACAACAAATTCTGCGAAGGATTTTTGAATACTACCGCTCTGGCAGTACCAAGCGAACAATCGGATATTTTGTGGACGGCGATGCCAACCCGAATCGTATAAATCTTATCAGGCAGAACATCTTCGTACACCATATGGCATAAGTCCGCCATCATCATATTGGCGTAATAATCAAACATTGCACGAAACTCCAACAGTGACGGGCGGGTTACGAAACACATCGCCCGTCCGGTGTTCTTCGATTTCTTTCCAATCAAGTGACACATCGGGCCTGCACTTTGTATGCGTAGCGCAACCGGTTACGGCAAGGCACGCAGCTAGAATGCAGACCCGAAGCATCATAGACTACCGTTCTTGGCCGGACCGACAGGCGTTGTAACGCTTTGCGATGGAATTTCGTTGGCAATTTCCGGAATGGCGACCAGCAAGTCCGTTTCCCACGTAGGATACGGATCGCCCTTGCCATCTTGCTTGGCCTGGAGCTTGGCAACAAGCTGGGCCATCAACGGACCGTCGCGTCGAAGCATTGCCAGTACGTTGTCCGATGGCGCAGCGTTCGGATTTGCGCACACGATATCGAAATCACTTTCCAAATGCTTGAGCGCCGTCGTGTAAAGGACATTGCCAGTAGTGCCTACGAGGGTTTGCGCAATCGGGCGGGCAATGACATCATCCGCACAAGCGCGCGTAAGAACAGCGACTTCATTTGCTGTAGGAGGAGTCGTGAGTGTAGAACAACCGCTGATAGTTGTTCCAAGTCCGGCGAAGGCGAAAACTGCTGTGAAGATGAGGCCGTGCGATCGATTCATGCTTGTTGCTCCATGATGGGCGGGGTTGGAGTAGCCACAATGGCCGAGAGGTCTTGCACGACATCGGCAACTACCTTGACTGTGTTGCCGGTAGCCAAATCACCAGCAATCTGCAGGCCGCCAGTAATCACGGCTTCAGCTACTGGCGCAACATTATTGCCGAACAGGTCAGTAACAACGCTGTGTACGACCGTGCCAGCGTTGCTCTGCGACATGGACTTGGCCCACTGAGCGCCCGCTTCGAAAGCGTCACGCATTGTCAGGGCAGTCGCACTTTTACCGTTGGCACTCATGAACGCCACATACTTGTCGGCAGCTTGATCAGCCTGATCCTTTGTCCAGGTCGGATGCACACCAGCCATCACATCGTGAAGCATAGTAGCGATGGATTGCGGATTAATCGCAGATTTCAGAGCTTGCAAAATGCTCATTGTAGATTCCTTTCTAGAGTTGGCGGGTTAGCGCGAGTCTCAAACGATTCAGACTTTTTCACGCCGGAGTCGATCAATCCAGCGCGGCGCATTTCTTCCACAGCTTCGGCCAGGATGCGGTCGACTGTCTTGTTCGGATTGGTGCAGTTGTCGTGTATTGTGGACCTCATCAGTAAATAGGGGATGGCGCTTTCGCGGCGGCAGTAAGAGCCGCGTCAGGGAGCGGGTAATTGCGTTCAAGATGTTCGACCAACGCATTCTTAAGAATAGTTGTCTTGTTGAGCTGACTCTTATCGGATGCGTAGTCCAAATGAGCCAGAATATGATCGTCAATGCGATACGCGCGGGTAGTGGAAGACATTGTTTCGCCCTAATTATGTTGAACACAGCCTGCACTATAACAGCGTCAATACAGGCCATGCAATACATTATTGTCTGCGATAATCCTGAAAGATACAGACGATCTAATTAATAATGACCATCTTACTGGCACGAGTAACTGCCACGTACAGCGATTGTAAGCGAGTTTTCAATGGCGCGAGCTTAACACCCATGATATTACTCATATCTGTAAACACAATATCGTAAGTGCTTCCTTGGGAACAATGTGTTGTCATAGCGTAGGCATACGCTACTTGAGCAAACCGACCTTTATGCGCCCAGAATTCCTTCCAGGTTACGCGACGCTGCCATTGTTCAGTTTTAGGATGCTTTGCAAACTTTGAGATTCGATTCAAGATGTTGTTGAACAATTCAACGCTTTCCGGATGAATAACCGGCAACGTTACAGTTTCCGAAGTATCCGGAGCAATACAAATCAGGTCAATCACACGATAACGCCAATCCGCGCATTGTTGGATCGCTGAGTAATCGTCGTCCTGGATATATGTACGAACATCTATCATATCCGACACTTTGACATATTTCTCTTCTATCCCAACAATACGAAATTCATCACGATTACGAGCAATGCATTGACGTTCTTTACCTTCGCCTTTGGTAAATGCGCCAGTCATTACAATACGCTCGCCCAAATAGAAAGGGGTAATCGTAGCTTCAGGGAACATGGCCGAGCGCGCCATGTTGTTATAGTATTCCACCTGCTTATTTGTGAATGCGAGGATTATAGCTTTATTGTTGTCATCCAACAGCAGGCCACGTTTCGCAGCATCCATAATCCAAGCGTCCATCTTAAGCGCTCCGATACGGTAAACACCTGAACGGTCTTCACGGACATCCTGGCTTACTGTGATATAATTGTCAGTTGCTGGAACATCGAACACCATATCACGAAGATAACCCGCAACCTTTTCAATAGGGCCGTCATAACGAACGATCTCGGACAACGTGTAGCCATCTGCGTCGTCGATATACCATACGGGCGATTCTATTTCGTGACCTTCCGGAGCGTCCTTTTCGACGGGCGGGAGTTGAGCGGGGTCGCCAACGAAAATAAACTTCACACCATAAGTAATCGCAAACTGCATAATGTGTTTCAGCAGCTCAGCGGTAATCATAGAACATTCGTCGACAACAACCACGGCTCCGCGCAGTTCATTGCGCTTCTTGGATTCTTCAGGTGGAAGAAGTTGAGGTTGTTCATCATCGTCAGAAAGGCGTAAGCCAATCAAGCTATAAATCGTTGAGCATTCCACTGGAACCTTGGAACGCAATACCTTAGCGGCCTTATTTGTGGTAGCCGTCATGTAAACTTTGCCTTGCGGGAGCACACTGCAAAGACGATTCATAAGGAACGTCTTGCCAGTGCCCGCATAGCCGCGAAGAATAAAATACCGGGCGGGGTTACTAGAGCTAGCGAAATTCGCCAATTTAAGGAGGGCTTCTTGCTGACCTGAGTTTAGGCCATTGAGCGCTGCGGTTACGTCGTAGAGCTGTGCCATAGAATGGACTCCGTTGTGGTGTTAGGTGTATATACGTGTAGGGCGTATTGTATTGTAAAAATCGCTCACTGGCAAGGATATGAGTAAGATTTTACGGGCGGGGGCGGACACAAATTCGGCTGGTTGTGAAAACCTGCAAAACGGACGTAACCCTTAGTAGAATATGGGAATTTTGTCATTTTTGGTTGTGCGCGGCAACCCTCTCCGCGTAAGCCCTAGAAGAATATAGGTATTTTTAAACGTCTCCGCGTAAGTGCTTGTAGAATATAGGTATTTTTGAGGGGTTATTCTAGCTACCTGCCAAAAGCAAAAAGCTATATTCTACAAGCACTTACGCGGAGACTATAGGTACTTTAAGTTTGTGCTGTAACCCCTTGTAGAATATACCTTTTTCGGTTTTAGTTGTATTTACAATACCACTTAGAATATGTGTATATTCTACAAGGGGTTACGTGGAGACCTAAAATATTACCTATATTCTACAAGGGGTTACGTGGACTTTAAGTTTGCGCTGTAAGCCCTAGAAGAATATAGGTATTTTTACGCCTCACGCGCTCAGGTAGTAGCCTAAAGCTACTATGGCACGCTTGATGGTGACCATAGGCTTTAGGCGTTACGCTACGTGAAGGCGAGTGTGAGTGTGTCAAAACCAATCAACATGTCGGAGATTGGGCAACCGATTGACCTCTACCCGCCCGTCAACACCAAAACAGACAAAACACAAACCTTGCACCCCGTTTGGTGGGCGGGCATAATGGTCGCTGTGGCTTAGGGGCCATGTTTTTCGTTACGGCAACCCCCTCCGACTAGCTATCGGAGGGGCGTTTCCAAAAACATCCCCGATGTTACAAAACGAAAAACAAACACGCCGCTAGAGAGCCATGACAACAATACACCCTTCCCTGCTTGCCAAGCAGGATGCAGTTGCCCTCCTAAACGCACTTTCCGATATTGCCAGTTACGATCCTGACCTTAAAGTCATTGTTGCTACTCGTGAAGCTGGCGTCGTCCATTGCAAGCCATACCAGTCACTTATCGGTCCGGATATGTATACCGGATACGACAAACCTACTGTCGATAATTACGTTTGTGTCATGGCGACTCGTTCGCATGCTGATGGTACGGTTGGCCGTAAGAAAGATGACTTTCGTGCTGGCCTCTGCCTTATGGTTGATGACTTAGGTACTGGCGCAGGTTCGCACTTTCCGCTGGCAATGGTCACGAGCGTGCTTGAGCCTAGTGCACTTGTTGAGACCAGTCCAAATAATTTCCAGGCGATTTACTTCTTCGACAAGCCGCTATATGATCGGCATAGTTTCAATACGCTTATAAAGGCGTTTATTCACGTGGTTTTTTCTGGCCAGGATCCTGGTCAAGATGATATTAATCGAATATTTCGTATACCCTTTGGCACCAACAGCAAATACGAAGCCAAACCTAAAGTTCTGCTGCGCAAATTAAATCCTGGATTGCGCTATTCGCCCAAGCAAATATATGATGCGTTCAACCTAGAATTGTATAAGCCTGAATATGAGCGGCTTCAAAAGCTCAGCTTGGAAAAGCATGCCAGGATAAGAGATCGTCAACACAACGGTTCTGATGATGAGGCCTCCTTTGCTGAAGCGTTGAATGAATTTGCAGCCAATGGTCATCTTCGGTACAATGGCGAATTGCAGGACGCCGTATATGATCCACATTATGTTGTCGATTGTCCTTGGTGGGAAGAACATTCTGATCATAGCGATACGCAGCGCCTAGCCAAGCTATTCCCTCCAGGTGTAGACGGCTCCATGGGACGTTTGTATTGCCATCATTCTAGTTGTAAGGCTCGCGCTAGATCACAAGGTGATGGCAATAAAGATAGTTATCATCCATTGGATGGCGTAGAAAGAATGCATGTCAAACTTCGACCGCCTGTAAATTTGGACTTAGGTTCAATCATAGCTTCGAGTAATGCTCGGGCGGCTGCAAAGATTGCCTTGTTCGAAGAGCTTCGAACGATTGTGGCGGCTGTCCCCGCCCGGCCATATGGCGTATTGGCAGAAGAGCGCAAGATTAAGTCGGCAGATGTTATTCAAATACCTACCGCTGTAAATGACAGCGTAGCTCAAGCAGAGCGTGAGGTGGAAGACCAGCTTATAAACGAATATCTTGCGGCTAAACTTTCGGAGCCTACAAATCGGCAAGGCTGGATGTACACCGATACAGGTTTCGACACAGCCCACGAAAGCGCCGATGTTGATTGGATATGGCACAGCTATATTCCACGCAATACAGTCAACTTTCTATATGGAGGCAGCTTCGGCGGTAAAACGTTCTTAGCAATGGAACTGGCCCATTGCGTTCAGAACGGTCAACAGTTTATGAGCACGCCTACGGTTAAGACAGGCGTGCTCCATATTTTCTCAGAAGGGCGTGATACAGCGGTATTGCGGATGCGGGCCGTTGAATCAAGCGGTCGTTTCGAAGAACTTATACATATCGGACATACAAATGATGAGCCTGCCAATCTAAATATCTGCCCAAATCCTGAATATCGTAATGATCCAACCGGTAAACGATATCTGTCAAATGCGAGGGAAATGGAAAGCGCTTTAGGAGCTAGGAGATTCATAAAGAAACATAATATCGGCCTTGTCGTATTGGATACGCTTAGCGCTTCGGCTGAAGATGATTTTGATGAGAATGATAATAACAAGGCTGCGAAATATATTCGTAAAGTCCGGCGATGGGCTAGATGGTGCGGCGTGGCGGTATTAATTATCCACCACACTGGCAAAGGTGAAGGTCAGGACATGCGCGGAGCATCGGCCTTGCGTGCCAACGTTGATGGAGTATTCTACCTAGTTGGTGAAGCTCAAAATGAAGATGGCGCATGGATACCCGTAAGCGTTAAGGACGGTTCGACGCCAGAGCGCCGCACGCTAAAATGCGAAAAGGCCAAGAGTGGCACCAAACTCACTAAGATTGGCGAAGTTGGCGAATTTGAAATAATCGATGTAACATTCGGTAAGGACGCGTTCGGTTGTGAAATCTCTTCAGGTTATTCACAATATATCGGCTATGTGCCAAGAGTATCTAAGGCCGCAGGCCGAAAGATTGCTGAAAACCTATTACGCCAACCCTGTGATTTTGTTTTATCTGGTACTGATATAAAGACGCAGATCATATGCGTTATTGATTATCTACATTCAGCTCATCCAGATCAAGGTTCATTTACTGGCATCGAAATTCGCAATTTGCTTAATGCCGGGCGTGAATCTAACAGGCTATCTGGGATTCCATCATCAAGTATGGGTAAGCCTCTAAGTGAATTGTGCAAGGCCGAGATCTTGATTCGTGATGGTAGTCGTTATCTAAAGAAGTAATACGCCATTGCCAATATAATCTAGTCCGTGGTAACGTGCCAACCATCCAGTAATTTGGCGCAACACCTCCTATGATTGGCCCAACGAAAGTCGAAGCAGTTGCTGATCTGATTGAAGTCGTAAACTTCGATCCGACGACAGCCCTTGCGCCAGTCACAGTAATGTGTCCTGACTGTCGTGGGGCTGGCCTCGTAGCGGTTAATGGTAGCGATCCGGAATATGCGTCAGTAGATACGGTTTATTGCGGAACGTGTGGCAATTCTGGCGTATATACGTTGGTCGGTTGGTCATTGGAGAAAATGACCCCGGCCTTTAAGCGCTTGATTCAGGATATAAAGCATGACGCCAGAGGGCGTTTGATGCTGACGTTTAGAAACAAGGATAAAGCTGCCGCTGAGCTTAAAGCGATGCTCGGTTGGGATAAGCCTGACTCGCTTGGCCGCAATGCTGCCGGACAAGCCCTTACCGTCGAGGAGCTGGCCGCCAAGCAGGCTGATATCGCCGCTGGTGCAGAAGCGATTTCTCGTGACCGCGTTATCATGGATTTGATGACGCTGGCAGACGATCCGCTTACCAGTGCGTCCGAGCGAGCCAACATCCTTAAGACCGTGGCGCAGTTGAAAGGCTTCCTTACGGAGTCCGGGGAAAAGCTACCCGATGCGCCGCCGCTAAGCGCCTTTTATGCTGGTGCGTACCCTACGCCACCCACACTAGAGCCAACCGAGCCTACACCCCTTAGCGTGGCGGCAAGCGACGACCCTGCCGATGGCCCTACAGCTTAACCCCGCCCTTCGTGACTTCTGGCAGACGCCCGCTCGTTATCGTGTACTTTACGGCGGGCGAGCTTCATCTAAGTCGCATGATGCGGCCGGTGTAGCAATTGCTCTGGCCGCCCGGTACAAGATAAAGTTCCTTTGTGCTCGGCAATTTCAGAACAAAATCAGCGAATCTGTATACACGCTGTTAAAGAACAAGATTGAGACGGCGGGCCTTTTACCGCTGTTTAAGATCACCAACACCAGTATCAAATGTAAGACGACTGGTTCCGAATTCGTATTCTTTGGCATTGCTCGCAATCTGCAAGAAATCAAATCGCTTGAAGGCATTGATATATTGTGGATTGAAGAGTGCGCGCAAATGACCAAGGAACAATGGGAAACTATTGAGCCTACGATTCGTAAGGAAGGCTCGCAAATCTGGCTAGTGTTTAATCCGCTGTTAGCAACGGATTTCGTGTATAAGAATTTTGTAATTCACCCGCCCGTTAATTCAATCGTTCGTAAAATTAACTTCGAAGAGAATCCATTCTTATCGAAAACGATGTTGAACGTGGTGCGCAATCACCTAACTCGCGAACCGGATTCGTTCGACCATGTGTATCGTGGTGAACCTATTCGTGACGATGATCGTGCAATTATTAAAATGTCGTTCCTGCAAGCCGCAGTCGACGCACACATAAAGCTCGGGTTTGAGCCTACCGGGCGGAGGGTTATAGGCTTCGATATTGCCGACGATGGCGGTGATGCAAATGCCACTGTCGAAACTTACGGTAATGTCGTAACTAACCTTGATACATGGAAAGGGCTGGAAGATGAACTTCTCAAGTCTTGTAGTAGAGTCTATGCTAGAGCGGTGGAGCTCGGAGCCGACGTGGTATTCGATTGCATTGGAGTTGGCGCTGGCGCTGGCCCTAAGTTTGATGAGCTGAACGAGTCGCGTAGAGCGGAAGGCCAGAAATTCCAGGTAACGCACTATGCATTCCATGCAGGCAGTAGCCCGGAGAACCCAGATGACGTCTACCTTGAACTCCCGCACCAATCAATCACCAATCGTGACTTCTTCGAAAACAGCAAAGCCCAAGCCTGGACCCACGTTGCCACACGGCTTCGCAAAACTTATGAGTCTGTCGCCCTCGGTGTTAAGCATGATCAGGACGAGCTTATTAGCATCTCGAGCGAAATCCCATATTTAGACCAGTTGCTTGAAGAATTGGCAACTCCACGCAAGGATGTGTCCGGGCGGGGCAAGATGAAGGTTGAGAGCAAAGAAGACTTGAAGAAGCGGGGCATTAAATCGCCGAACTTGGCTGACGCCTTTATCGACGCTTTCGCCCCGCTCCAAGTGAATGGACCTGGATTCTTCGATTTTTTCTAATTGTCAGTGCCCGTCTTGACGTGACGGTTATTGGTGCGCAGCTCCAGGCGTCTCGCCATTTCGCTCAGTTGGTCGACGGTATATTCCAACCCGCCAGTTCCAACTCGTATCATACCGCGTGGCATGATGTTCAATTGAACTTTACGACCGTTAGCAGCTTCAAAGGCTTGCATATAGCGAAACATCACGCTCTTGATTCCGTCATTCATGGGGGGCGATCTCCTATAATTGGCGTTACGTGGCCGCATAGTAACTGCAATATGAGTCTCCTGCAAGACGATCTTTAACTTCCAGATTGTCTTTTGAACTTCTTGCATTCCTAGACATTGTATGTTAGGGCGGCATCCTGTTACAATGCGCATACTACCCGCCCGGAATACCCAATGAAACGCTTAATCCACTCGCTGCTAAATCGCTTCACGCCCGCTATGCATCACGCGGCGCGCAAAGAACCTTCGGCAGCGGTTGTGGATCCGCTCGATCCAATGGCAAAACCGCTTCGTGATGGTACGAATCCGTGGCCTAATATCGATATGGCTGGCAAGGACTTGTTCCAGGCGATGGCGCTGGCGACCGCTGCTGCATTTCCTATGTACGATGGCGATACCGGCAAGGGCGAGGATGGGCGAGTAACCGTAGGCGATGCGGCTATCGGCAAGAATGGCGAGCGCGTCACAGTAATGGACGCGGCATGCAATGACCCTAGCGTAGCAGCGGGCGGCTTTGCTGGTATGGGCGGCGCGTATGCTATACCGCCGGTTCTTCAGGAATGGTTCCTACGCCAGTCGTTCATCGGCTATCAAGCTTGCGCTATTTTGGCGCAACATTGGCTTGTCGACAAAGCATGTTCTATGCCCGCCCAGGACGCCATTCGTAACGGCTGGGAAGTTGATGCCGTTAAGGGTGAACTAGACGAAGATCAGCTTGACATCTTAAAAACAGCCGATAAGCTGATGGGCGTTAAGCAGCATGCAATGGAATTCGTTCGCAATACCAACGTCTTCGGGATACGTGTGGTATTGTTTGATATTGAAAGCAACGATCCTGATTATTACGAGAAACCATTCAATCCGGATGGCATCACGCAAGGCTCCTACAAAGGTATTCGTCAAATCGATCCTTATTGGATGATGCCGCAGATGACAATGGAGGCCACAGGTGATCCAACGAACGTGCATTTCTACGATCCGGAATATTGGATAATAAGTGGTCGGCGGTATCATCGTTCTCATTTGATTATCGGTCGTGGCCCAACGCCAGCCGACATCTTAAAACCGACGTATATTTTCGGCGGTATTCCATTGACTCAGCGCATTTACGAACGCGTCTATGCAGCCGAACGCACCGCCAATGAAGCGCCGCTGCTGGCAATGAATAAGCGCACCACGGCCATTCATGTTGATCTTAAAGCCGTAGCCGCTAACGAAGTTGGATTTGTAAATCGTATCAAGCAATGGTCACTCTTCCGCGACAACCATAGTATCAAAGTGCTTGGTAAGGAAGAAACCATGGATGAATTCGATACTTCGCTATCGGATTTGGACAAGGTGATCATGAATCAATATCAGATCGTTGCTGCGATCTCCCGTGTGCCAGCTACAAAGCTGCTCGGCACTCAACCTACAGGGTTCAATTCCACCGGGGACTATGAAGAAACCAGTTACCATGAGGAATTGGAATCCATCCAGGAAATCTTCCAAGCGCCGCTCATTGACAGGCATCATATGCTTGTTCTTCTGTCGAATGGCATACGAGATATTGAGACCAAGGTCGCGTTCAATCCTGTGGATGCCATGTCGGCTGAGAAACAGGCCACGGTAAACAAGGCTAAGGCCGATACGGATACCGCTTATCTAAATGCTGGCGCAATCAGTTCAGATGAAGTTCGTACCAAGATTCGCCAAGATCCTCGCAGCGGCTACACACATCTAAGTGATGAAACTGCTGAAGAAGAGTTTGGTATGTCTACCGAAAATCTGTTGGAACAGCAGAAGATCGATGCGGCTACTGAAAAAGCTCAGGCCGCGCAAAGCACTGCCGTCGCCAAGCAGACGCAAGCTGGCGTGCCGGGCGCTCCGGAAGCTACACCTCCAGCAAAGGGCGAAGAACACGATAGTGACCTGCCTAGCGAACACGGACAGCCGAAGGCTATGCCGGGCGCAACTGTGGAACCGGGCATTAATGCCCTAGCGCCTGGAGCCAATAAAGACGCGCTTATCGTGTCTGCGTTGCAGAAGATGCTTGAAAGATTGGATGACCTGCATCACAGCACGATTCCAGAAGGTCGCGACATCCCGCCGTACAATAACCCCGCCCGTCAGCGCACTGTTGAACCGGGCATGTCGCCTTCCGTGATGTCTACGACTCTTGGTACTGGCGCAGTGGTTCCGCAAATGCCGGGCCACAAGCTACCGAAAATGCGGATGCATGGATTACCACTGGTAATTGAAAACCCGCGCAACACTATCCGCCAAGGCCAGGACATGGATGGTACGGCATGGTCCCAGAAGATGCCACATCATTACGGATACATTAATGGTGTGCAGGGGGCTGACGGCGACGATCTTGATTGTTTCGTAGGTCATAATATGGCCGCGGATAAAGTTTTTGTAGTTAATCAGAAATGTCCAATTTCTGGCGAGTTCGATGAACATAAATGCATGCTTGGTTTCGACGACGAGATGAGCGCCAAGCAAGCCTACGATGACAGCTTCAATGCTGATTGGGCGGGCTTCGACAGTATCGTAACTATGAGCCTTGACCAGTTCCGTCAGTGGATTGGTTCTGGGCGGGTGAGCACACCATTGCAGGCCAGCCAAATCGCAACACAAACGACGGTGGCTCCTAATCCAGCAGCTACGCCCGCCAACATGAAAGGCACGTAAGCTATGACTATTGATTATCAACCTATTGTCCAGCTAGTAAAGACTGCTGGCGCTTCAGGCGTTCCGCTTAGCTCTTTCTTCAGCGGCGGTGCAAACGCTAATCTTATCCCGGTAGGTTACAGCCCTATGGCTTATTTCAAGGCGCTTCGTGATATTGGCGTGCAATTTCAAAATATCACGAACGGTTCGACTGGCGAAATCAACATTGTCCTCAGCGCATAATGTCCTTCCGCGCCAGCAAAAAGCGCGAAAAGCGCAAGCCTGAACCAATCGCGCAGGGAACGCAGCTTATAGCGAGCGCCCCTATTCGAAATTGGTATGATGCGCAATTGAAAGCGCTCGTAAAAGCTATGATGGATGATTATCGGGAAGAGCTAGTCGCCTCTTTCGATATTCGCCCGGTAGCGCGCGTCTTTAAGATCGGCGATGCTAGTGCAGCGCAGACATTACAAGGCAACCTGAATAAACTCAATGGGAAATGGCATTCCATTTTTCAGCAGCAAGCCAAAAAGCTCGCTAAGTCGTTTGTAGACAAAGTTGACGACCATAGTAAAGCTACAGTGAGGCATAGTCTTGGTGTGGCTGGAGTCACCGAACCTCGTATGGCGTATACGTCTAATGTGGAAAACACATTAGAGTCCAGTATTGAGTTCAACAATACGTTAATTACTGGTCTGCAGGCTGACGCTCACGAAAAGATATTTAATGCGGTAATGTTGTCGCTAAGTTCGCCTAATCCTGAGGATCAAGGTATTCCAGGCATTATGGCGGCACTAGATAAGACGGCTGAGATTACCGGTGATAGAGCGAAGCTGATCGCTCGAGACCAGAATAGCAAAGTGTATTCATCTCTAAACGTGCAGCGAATGAAAGACAATGGAATTGAAAAGTTCCGCTGGATTCACTCTTCGGCCGGTAAAGTTCCACGCCCGTCGCATGTTGAGCGGGATATGGAGATATTTACCATGGACGATCCGCGTCTATGGGAAGGCCCAAAAAGTGATCAAGGCCCGCCCGGCTGGGCGATAAATTGCCGCTGCCGAGCGGTGCCTGTGTTTGATATTGATTAGGAGATTAGTATGGCAAGTAATGGCCCTATCACGCTAAAGTTCTTCGGAATCCACGTAAAGGCTGTAAACAAGCTATGGCCGTCGGTTCCTCTTTTTGGTGCGTGGCGTTCATGGGACATGATCCCTCGCTGGGCGGATCAACAATCTGTCAGTGGTGGACCAATCTCTTTCAGCAATACTGTCGCATGGTTGCCAGAAGGTCCGGATTCGGCAATCGCTGGCATCGCTAAAGCATCATTGGCGACTCCGGGCGGGGTGGACGCTGTCATTACGTTGGGTCATACACCGCCCGCAATGACAGTGGCGGCGGCAATCGGTACTGGCGTTGTGGGGCAGTCTAACCCGACTAATCAGACGGCTGGCGAAGTGCCTCAAGGTAACAATAGTCCGCCGTATGATCTTAACGATTGGAAGAATTACGTCACAGCAATGTGTCAGCGCTACCCAACAGTCATGTATTGGGAAATCTGGAATGAGATCACATATACGGCTGGGTTTTCTGGCACAATCGGCGGCAAGAATGATTCACCTTCGGCAGGGACTGTGAATTATGGTCCCGGCTCTGATATGTACAATCTCGTTACTTCGGCCGCTACGATTATTCGTAACCTGATACCGGGCGCGAAAATCTTGTCGCCAAGCGTTGATGGTGGCCCAAATAACATGGCGCAAGTTATCCCGCTTCTGCGGGATCTATATAATGGCGGGTGGATCGACATCATTGCCGTGCATACATATTCAGGATCGGCGCAGATTCCTGACTATAACAACAGTAATATCTGCACGATGGCGTATGCGCGCCAGTATCGGCAAATGCTTAAAAGCGCCGGGATCCCTCTAACATTTCCGATATGGGCTACCGAGTTCGGCTGGGTATTCCAGAATGCAGACGGAACCCCAATCGAACCTGCATTTCAACCTCCGGCATTTCCAGTCTCGTATCTTGAAGGCCAGCAACAGATGGGAATCATCATGCGCGCCTTTTTGGTTATGGCTGCGCAAGGATATCAACGGGTCTTTTGGTATATGTGGGACGAGCAATCTATGGGATTGCTTGAGCCGAGTACGAATACGAGCGGGGCAACGCAAACTACCGTCACGTACAAGCCCGCTGTTGTCGCATTGCAAATTTTGCAATCGTGGATTTTGAATCGTTCGGTTTCAGACCTGATGATCGATCCTATCAACGGCGTGTGTAGCGTCGAAGTTATCGGCAATGATGGCTTCCGTGGTTTGATTATGTGGAACACTAATCAATTTCCGCAGATTCTGCCCATCCCTCCAGGGTATACCACGATTACTCAGCTTACCATGCCGAACATTATGCCGACCGCAAATCAAACGTGGCCGTCAAATACGGCAGCGGCAAGCCTTCCCTACCAGCTCGACCCTCCTCAAGCGGCGAATCAGATTCCAAATCCAATAGCTATGTCTGAAGGTGCATCTTACGCGCCCGGCTACACGGTAACTTACCGAGCGGGTACGAACGACGTACCGTATAAGCTTGTCACTACACCTGCTCCTAGCGGTGGCCCAAATTACGCAACCGGTGTTCAATTGTATGCCGGTGTTGGAACACAATCCAGTCAACTTAATTACAACAACGAGAGTGATTTTAGCTTGACGTCCGGCGCTAGTTTGTATCTATATCACACACCTGTTTTGCTGACGAGGTAACAAATGTCTCAACAATCTTCAGTTTGGTTGGATTCTACTGGTGCGTATTTAATTCGTATTGATAACATCGCATCTGATGGTACAACTCTATCGCCTACTTGGATTGACGCTTTTACCGGGGAGCGCAAAACTCCAGGTCAAGGCATCATGCCAGTGTCTTCGCCCGATAGCGGTAGACTTTCCACTCAACGGAAATTTAGAGCCATTGCTAAAACAGGTAATGCTGTCTATAGCATCGGCGACGTTCTGTTGCGCATCATCTATTTCTATTGGCAGTCTAATTCTGTTCGTTGGCAGTGGTTCAATCTTACGACAGGCAAACCATTGTCGCAACAATCCGCCCCGAATTCTAGCGACATTATCGACTACGAATTAGGAAATGCCTTCGGCCCAACCACGGCTTCTGTCAATAACTCATTGATGTTAGCCGCATCGGCTAATACTGATGTTGCGGCGATCCCCGCTAATAATTCTCGTAGTTATCTAGGGATCGCCAACAATAGTACGGGCGTTCTATGGGTGGCCTTTGGCAATCCGGCATGGGCCAGCGGATCGGGGGTCGGATTGCAAATTCCGGCCGGTGGGTTTCGCGATTGGCCCTCAAAAGTTCCTGTTTCGGCGGTGCATATGGCCTGCACGGTAAACACACCGCCAATCAACGTTATTGAAGGATAAGAAATGTCTTTGTCGCCACAAGAACAAGCGTTGCTAAACGAACTTCAGCGTAAGCAAGCAGAGCCGCCCGCGCAACTGGTTCCAGCACAAGCTCCGCTCACAATGATTGATGTTGAGTCGCGCATGCGTAGCATGATCGCTGAATATGGCATTGGTTCTATGACAGACAGATTGCGCGAGTCGATCCCCGCTGCACCAACCATAAAGCCGTTCGTACCGCCTGAGAATACGTCCACACCAACCCCGCCCGTCGGAACCGAAATAATGAACCGGTTGCGCGACATTGCGATGGGTGCGTTAACATCGGATCAGTTGGGTCGTGTGGTGAAGCTCGGTCTGCAAGCTGGCGTGACGCATGGTCCTGAGAAAGCGCAAAAGCTGCTAATGGACGCGGGTTTCAATTTCCTTGAGACCGAAGAAGGGCGCGATCTTATTCGAATGGGCGTTGACGCGTTTTTCGGAGCGCTTGCTAAGCAAGAACAGAAACCATAATGACATATTTATTATGCCCGCAATGCGGAATGAACAGTCGAACGGGCTATCGTTGTTCCGTGTGCGGGCATAAGTTCAATATGATATTCAAAGAAAATCCCGGCATTTCTACCGGGATTTTCCATCCGACAACTACTAACGCTTAGCGCGTGTTCACGTTCGTCGGATTGGCGGTTTGCGGGCCAGTCAAGACAGGGCCGCTGTTGCCAGCAATGACGTTCTGATTCGTGGCGTGAGCCACTTGCAGAATGCCTTGCACGGCTGGCACCAAGGCGTTTACCGTGGCGAACAGTTGCTGGAACTGCGCTTGCTGCTGGCCTTGAGTTTGCGCTGCGACGGCCGAGTTGTTGATTTCGATGCGGCTTGAGATCGCGTCGTTCTGGCGACGCAGTTCGCCAAAAGCGACCTTCGCTTTCCAATTCAACGATGCGGGCGTTTTGCTCGATGATGCGGGTTTGCTGAGCCTGATCATATTGCCGAGTAATCAGGGCACGGGTTGCTTCGCCATCGGCGTGGACGGCTTGCTTGATTGCACAAGCCTGTTCCGCGGCGGCAAAACGACTGTTGAGAATTTCAGTGCTAAGCGCAAAATTGCCGCTTTGCACTTGATTCTCAACCTTGCACAGGCCGTTTTGAACGAGCGAATTCGTGCTGTTGAAGCCAGTCCGGCCAACGCTTGTTGCAGAGCGATGGTTTGTTGCAACGTCGTTTGGACGTTATTGTTTCCGTTCTGGTTGACGACGGCTTGCATTTCGTTGGCCGACGTAGCGATAGCGCATTGAATATCGCCAAGCTTGCTGAGAGCGATATACCGCTCCAGTTCGGGCTCGCGACCGCCTTCACCGCCCCATTCGCCGCGACCAAACAGGCGCGGCAACACGCCAGCAACAAGACCGCCCAAGCCGCCGCCGAGAATACCCCCGGTGAAACCGCCAAGACCGCCATGCATGCCATCATGACCTCGACCCAATGCGGCCAAGGCCGCCAGACCGCCGAGACTACCCATGCCGCTCCCGCCTTCGCTGCCAGTGTTGTGAATTTCCACCTTGTCGTGTACGCCGTGACCATCCATTTGCTTAGCTCCTGTGTGAGATGTTGCAAGATCATGAATGGCTTTCTGTAACGCTTCGAAGCGTTGTTGAGAATGCTGTTCATGTTTGTTTAGCCGCCCTACGATACCTTCCAGCGTTGTCGGTGGAGGCGGTGAGCTCATATCAGTCATAACAGACTCCAGACCGCGCAATATGGCGGCCAGGAATAGCTTACGGAATATATGTATTACGTGTAGGCGGGCGTAATACGGCTGCGTATTACAATGCGAGCCCGCAATACCCTACAATATCCAGGTGAGAATATTGATGGCTAACTCTGATGGGGACGGTCAGCGTCGTACGCGATTGCTCGACGATTTGCCGATGGATGTATACAGTGTTCGCCTAACGCCATATCACGCTAGAATGGCGCGGCTTATTGGCAGCGGAAACATGACAGAAGGTATCCGCACTTCAATCGAGCTTGCTTCTAAAGCTCATAAGGATCGTAAACCCAAGGAGTCAACGTAATGCCATTATCAACAGGAACAGGTAAGGAAGCTCGGCAAGAAAATATCGCTACTGAGATCCGGGCGGGTAAGGATCCAAAGCAGGCCGTCGCAATTGCATATCATCAGCAACGAAGTAATGCTGCCAAGAAAGCCAATGCTGGCGATTCCGCCCCTGTATTGCAAACATTGCATGATTCTTTATGCAACCTACGCGACGCAATCTGCAAATAGCACAGGCGCGATACAAATAGGCTATTGAATATTATTGTTCAATAGCCTTTCCCATGCGTATAATGGGCGCATTGTATTCTGGTCGACACATATGACCCAAAGCGCTCAATCAATTGACAAGAATGGTTTCCGGAAGATCGAAGGATGTCCGGTATCATCCTTTGGCATTTTTGATTACAGCGCTGCGCAAGTTCAAGTTCCAGGCTGGGAAAGCGATCCTAATCGTATTGTGAAAATATTCCGGCCTGAAGATGAAGTGCGTAGCCCCGAATTCCTTCAATCTTTCGACAATAAACCATTCATCATTAATCACACCAATATGCACGGTGAAGATGCGGATGAGGGCGAAGATCCTGACGATGTTGGTGTTAAGGGCGTATTGACGAATATGCGGTATGAAGCGCCTTGGGCGCGCGGCGATATTCACGTATTCAGCCGTAAAGCACAAATGGCAATCGATCGTGGCATGAAAGACGTATCTCTTGGGTACGATTGCACTTTCGATATGACGCCAGGAGTGTTTAACGGTCAACCATATGAGGCCGTGCAGAGAAATCTGCGCGGTAATCATATTGCGCTAGTCCCGGAAGGCCGGGTCAAGGGCGCAAGGGTATTGGATGGTCGCTGTTTTGACCATCTGAGTTTTGAACTTGTACGACCATCCGATAAGGAAAAAATCATGGCAAATGCAGCACAAGTTGCCGCCAATCGAACCGCGCAAGCTAAGCGCGCTAAGATCGGTGACAACAGCGCAGCCGCGCTGAAGTCTAAGTTGGCGGAGATTATGCCCATTCTCCAGCAATTCATGGGCGAAGAAGCTGGCGAGCCCGCCCACCAAGATGCTGGCGCTAGTGCCGAAGCTCCGGGCGCAGCAACCGCAACCCCGCCCGTCACTGGTCACGAGCATGTCGACGCCGCTGGTGGCGAAGGTGATCCCGCTTCAAGTGGCGAAGGTGGTACTGACATCGCCGGTTTGATCAGCGAGATCGAAGGCGTCCTGGCCCAACTGAAGGCCGCCTCAGGAGGTGAAGCCAATGGTTCCGCAGCGCAAGCCGGAGACGAAGACCCCGGCACGGGCGAAACTGTTGCTGGTGAAACTGGTGACGCGCTGCAAAGCTCCGCACGTGAAGCCAACGCTGAAGGTTGTCAAATCGCAGATGAAGGTAACGTCGGCGCGATCGGCGCAGGCCAAGGCAAGGCAAGCCCGGGACCGTCGGCCGGAACGCACACGCAAGCAGGCGATAGCTCGCTTGCTGCTTTCTACCGCGATTCTGCTCGTAAGAATCGCCTCTATGACAGGCTGTCTAAAGTGGTTGGTGCATTCGATGCCGCTACTATGGACGCATCTGGTGTCGCTCGCTACGGCGTTGCTACGCTAAAGAAGCGCGGTGTGGTCATGGACTGTGCGCCCGGCACTGAGCACGTCACACTGGAAGCTTACCTGACGGGCGTGGAGGCTGCCGCCAAGGCGAATCACGCTGCCGCCGTAACTCGCAACACTTCGGTCAAGACTGGTGACGCTGCCGTCGAAGACACCGAAGTGTCTGCCTACCTGAAGGGGAAGAAGTAATCATGTTCCAATCCACTGTGAACCGTAATTTCACGCAAGGTTTCGCCGGTGAAATCGCCAACGACGGCCCTATCCGTTCGATCGCTGCGCGCATCACGTCGGTTTCGCTTGGCGCTGATACCATCACCACGAACCACATCTCTCGCGCCTACACGTGGTCGGGTGAGGTTTCCACTGGCCCTTCGGCTGGCAATACCACACAGTCGTTTCTGGAAGGCACTGTCCAGGTCGGCGGCACGACCGCATATGCGGGCATCCTGATAAACCCCAAGCATTACGCCCTCTACGGCTCGGCCACGACAGGCGGCCAGCCGCTGGCACCCTCGTATGATCTGCCGCAGTACAGCGAAGGTGAATTCTGCAACATGGGCATCCTGTTTGCAGAAATCTTCAATGATACGGCATCAGCGAAGACTGTGAATTATGGCGATCTGGTGTTCTTCGTGAACGCGGCCGTGCCGAATACCGTCACGCCAATCCCTGTCGGTGCCCTCGTGACCTACCCGACGGTTACTGCTGCAAATGCTTCCGTCATTGGTACGGCCGGTTTGTTGACGCAGATTGCGAATGGTTTCGTCAAGAACCCAACCAGCCTTGCGGCTGGTGTGGTTGGCGCTCCAGGCACAGGCAATGCGCCGATGGTCGTCACCAAGATCGAACTGACGCAGTAATCGGCCAGAGCCAGAAAGGAATAAAGAATCATGAATCGCAACCAAATCAGCGCCACGCATTCGCGCATCCGCGCCCGCGAGGTCACTCCGCTGGTACTTCAAAAGTCGATTGGCGATGCCGCCGTAGCACAGTTGTCCGCCCTCGGCATCCGTATCGATCCGTATGTGGTGCGCGAGCAAGTCCGCGCATTGTGCGGTGACAGCGCCGAGAACGTAAAGCTCGGTGATGCCGCCTTCACTCCGGCGATCAGCTCCGCCAGCATGCCGACGCCGCTCCAATTTCTTCAGACGTGGCTTCCGGGTTTCGTCAAGGTACTGACTGCCGCTCGTAAGATCGACACTC